TGGCGAGGGCACCAGTAGCAACATCAATCGCGTTGCCATCACTGACAACACCACGGACGCGGGCGAGGCGGACGAAACGCACACGTTCGCGATTAGTGTGTTCTCCAGCGCCATCAACAAGGGCGCGTCGGACACCCTGGCCGTGACGTGGAACGTCACTTTCCTCGGCGCGTAATCCTGTGGTTTCGGATGACTTCGTAGAGGTGGCGCATGCAACAGGCGATTCCAGGTCAAGCGAATACCGTGCGGTACGACGTGGTCAACAAGACCACGGCCGAGCCGATTGTGCTCGGTGTGGTTACGGCGTACCTGCGATGCTCCGAAGGGGCACAGGCCGGGAAGTGGTGGGATGGATCCGGTCAAGTATGGTCGGACACGGAGGTTGCGGCGGGCGAAATGCAGCCGGCCGGCGGGGCTTCCTGGTCGGTCGAGATCGCGGCGGGGGCATGGCTGCCGGGCATGAGCTACGACTTGTACGCCGTGGACTTCGGCAACCTCAATCTGCTCTACACCGAGTACGTGTTCACATGGTCGGCTCCGACGACAGGCAAGGGCGGATCGGGCTGGACGTACACGGTGACGGATTCAGTGACCGGCCTGCCGATTGCCGGGGTGGCTGTTTGGGCGACTACGGATTCAGCGGGCGTGAACATCGTGGCCTATGACACGACGAACGAGAGCGGGCAGGTGACGTTCTACCTTTCGGCGGGCACGTACTACATCTGGCGACAGAAGGCTGGGTACACGTTCGATGATCCCGATCAGGAGGTCGTAAGCTGATGGCTGGCAGCGGAACAGGCACACCGATTTCGGTAGTCTCTTTGTTCGTAGTCGAGACCGGTTCTGGTCTAAGCACGGCCAACAGCTACCTGTCGGTGGCGGACGCCGACACGTACCACAGCAATGTCACGCGGTCGAGTGACTGGTCGGCGGCGACGGCGGCGGTCAAGCAGAACGCCCTGATTGTGGCGACGCAGTACCTGGATGTCCGGTACCAGGGCAGGTGGCGCGGCTACAGGAACAGTTCGGCACAGGCATTGGCGTGGCCCCGGTGCTCGGTGGAGGACGACGATGGGTACTTGCTCGATTCCGCGTCGCTGCCCCAAAGACTCAAAGATGCTTGTGCGGAGATGGCCTTGCGTGTGGTGCTTGGAGACGACCTGCTTGGTACGGTCACGGAGACGGGCGAAGTGGTTTCGGAGTCGGTGTCGGTCGGGCCGATTTCGGAATCCAAGACTTACGCGGGCGGCAAGCCGTATGGGTACGAATACCCCAAGCTCGATGCGTTGGTTCGCGGGTTGATCGAAATCGGCGGGTCGGTGATTCGAGGTTGATATGGCGATCACGGCGGCGAAGGCGCTGGAGTTGCTGACGAAGTACGGGGCTGATGTGGTGTTCCGGGTGTATGAGGCGTCGAGCTATGACCCGGCGACGGGCAAGCGGACGATGGGGACGGCGGCGCAGCACACGGTCAAGGCGGTGGAAGAGCATCGCAAGGACCAGGTGCCCGGATGGGCGGACATGGTGCTGTACGTGTCGCCGAGCGGGATGGAGTTTGTGCCGGCGGTGCTGATGGAAGTGGTGTACGCGGGCAAGACGTGGGTGGTGGTGATGGTCAAGCCCACGACGTTCAAGGGCCAGACGGTGCTGTACGAGTTGGCGGTGAAGGCGGTGGCCTGACTTTTTTTCTGTGGCGATGCCTCTGAACGATGGCGTGTAGAAGTGAATGCAAATCAGTTCAATCTGTCGTTGAGGAACTTCGCGGCCGTGGAGGTCCCGAAGAAGATCCAGCAGATTCACCAGAAGGTGGCACTGGAGGCTCTGAAAAGTCTGGTGATGAAGACCCGGGTCAGGACTGGAAGGGCGCGGGGCAACTGGCAGGTGGAGAACAACAACCGCCCGGAGACGGCCACGATGGACACAGACCCGGACGGCTCATCGACGATCAAGAATGGGTCCGGGGTGATTGCCGAAGTCCGGCCGTTCAGTGTGACCTATATCACCAACAACGTGCGGTACATCGTGTTCCTGGAAGATGGTCGTGGCTCGTTTGCCGGGGACCACATGATGGCCCGCACGATCGAAGAAGCCAAGAGGATGTTCCGGTGACGTACGCGGAGATTCACAACGCGATTCGCAGTCGGTTCCAGACCCTGATTGAGGATGGGCAGGGCCTGCCGACGTTGTACGCCAACGATGGGCAGACGGCTCCACAGGACAATTCGATGTGGTGCCGGTTCTACATCCACGATTCGGCGGGCCAGCGGCTGACGGTGGGGGTGAAGAACTACCGCCGGTCGGGAATCGCGGTGGCGCAGTTGTTCGGGCCGGCGGGACATGGGGATGGGGAGTTGATCGAAATGGCCGATGCGGTCGTGGAGGCGTTTACGAGCGTGTCGGCGGGTGGCGTGCGGTATCTGACGGCGTATCAGCAGCCGGTGGGGCTTGAGGAAGGACGGTATCAAATCAATGTCATCTGCCCGTTCGAGGCAGAGCACCAGGCGTAGAAGGGAAACGATATGAGTGACACATCGAGAGTTCAACTGGCATACGTGGCCGAGTCCAGTTTTGGCGTCCAAAAGACCGGCAAGAAGTTGCAGGTTCTGCGGATCACGGGCGAAAGCCTCAAGCAGGACGTGGCTGCCTCCCAGAGCAACGAGATCCGGTCGGATCGACAGATTACGTCGATTCGCCGGTCGAGGATCACGGCGTCGGGCGGGATCAACTTCGAGCTGAGCTACGGGACGTACGACGAGATGTTGGCGGCGGCCCTGATGGATTCTGCGTGGAGCAGTCCGGTGGAGGTGGCGAAGAACGCGACGGTCTCTGCGGTGGCGTCTGGCAACAAATTCACCGGCACGTTCACTGCGCCGACGGTTGGCGAGTGGATCAAGGTCAGTGGATTCACCAATGTTGCCAACAACGGCTATTTTAAGGTGGTGGCCGGCAGCACCTCGGAAATCACCGTCTCTGGAGGGACGCTGGTAGACAAGGCCAGTGCAACCGGGATCACGATCACACAGGGCGGCTCGATCGTCAACGGCACGGCGTTGGAGACGTTCAACCTGGAACGCAAGTACGAGGACCTGACCACTGAACTGTCGCTGTTCCTGGGTATGGCGATTAACAACCTGTCGCTGAATGTCCCGGTGGAAGGCGAGATCACCGGGGGCCTGGAGTTCTTGGGGCACAGCGAAAGCTCTGAGACGGCGTCGGGCGGTACGGGGTACGACGCGGCGACGACCACCGAGCACATGACCGCGCTGGATGTCCAGAACCTGCTGGAGAACCAGGCGGCGATGAGCATTCGGTCGTTCACCCTGAACCTGAACAACAACCTGCGTCAGCGGGCCATTGTGGGAAGCTCGGGCGTGTTGAGCATCGGATCGGGCCGGTGCATCGTCTCGGGGACGCTGGAGGCGTACTACGCCAGCAAGACGATCTACGACAAGTACCTCAACGGCACGGCGACAGCGTTGGCGCTGCTGCTGCAAGACCCGGCGGGCAACGGCTATGTCCTGGACCTGCCGGCGGTCAAGTACACGGCGGGCGAGCGGCCGGCTCCGAGTGCCGACGACGATGTGATGATGACCCTGTCGTGGGCGGCGCACGCACACGCCACGGAGAACGTGACGATTCGGATCGTACGATTCCCGGTGGCTTAACCTGAAAGGACATGAAGCATGAAGCTGAGCGCCATACGCGCGGACTTGGACAAGGAGTTGCAGGGGGCATGGGTTCCGTATGCGGGCGACATCGTCCTGAAGATCGCCCGTTGGAACAACGAGCGGTGCCAGGAGGCGTACCGCAAGCTCCTGGAACAGCGCAAGGTGCTGCTCGATGCCAAGGAGTTGACGGACGAGCAGCGGATCGACGTGCAGAAAGAGGCGGCGTCCCAGACGATCCTGCTGGACTGGAAGGGCGTCGAGGACGACGACGGTCAGCCGATCCCGTATTCGAGCGGCACGGCGCTGGAGTGGTTCCGGGACAAGGAACTGTGGCGGCTGTGGAACTTCGTCTTTGTGCAGTCCCTGGAGGAAGAGAACTTTCGCAAGGAGCAGGTCCGGGATGCGGAAAAAAACTCGGTGACGTCCTGAGATGGCAACTCCAGTGGGGGCCATACATCGGGACGCTGAGACAACGGGCGGCCAAGGGCTTGCCGACGCCGGCATGGGACGACAGGCCGCAACTGCGGGAAGAATGGGCGTGGGTCTATGATGGATTTCTGGTGCTGTCCAAGCAGAGACAGGCAGGCTTCGGGGCCAATCCGATCTCCGTGGCCGATGTCTGCGCGTACCTCGACTTGGTCGGCATCCGGGAGACGGGGCAGCGAATCGTGTTTCTCGAGCTGGTCGTCGGTTTGGATGAGATAGCGAGGCAGTGGCATGTCGAACATTCGCGAAGAGACGCTAAGCCTAAAGATTGATTCGACCGGCGCGGCAACCGGCGCGAGAACGTTTACGGGGGCGACCACGGCGGTTCAGGGTGGGGCCACCAAGGCGGCTGTGGCCGTGGCGGGACTGGCGAAGAACCTTGGCGGACTCTATCTGGCGTACAAGACGCTGGGCACGATCAAGCAGTCGGTCCGGGACTTTGCGGCGTTCGAGCGGCAGATGGCCAACGTCTCGACCATGCTCTATCGCGACGGGGCAATGAAGTACCTGCCGGCGTACAAGCAGCAGATTCGCGAGTTGGCGTTGGAGTTTGGTGAGGGGACAGAGACCCTGAGCAAGGGTCTGTACGACATCCTGTCGGCGTCGATTGACGCCTCTAAGGCGATGGATGTGTTGACCGTGTCGTCGCGTGCGGCGCAGGCGGGATTGACGACGACGGCGGTGGCGGGCGATGCGATTACGACGATCCTCAATTCGTACGGCCTGTCGGCGGACTATGCGGGCAAGGTGTCGAGCGACCTGTTTGAGACGGTCCAGCGGGGCAAGCTGGTCTTTGGTGATCTGGCGTCGGAGATCGGCTTGGTGGCGGCGGATGCGGCGTCGGCGGGGGTGTCCCTGGAGGAACTGCTGGCGGCGGTGGCGACGTTGACCAGGGGCGGGTTGAGAGCGCCGTTGGCGGTGACATCGCTGAGGGCGCTGATTAACGCCTTCCGAAAGCCTTCGGAGGAAGGCAAGAAGGCGGCGGCGGAGCTTGGGTTCGAGATGAATGTCACGACGCTGCACGCCCAGCAGTTGTCGGGCATGTTGCGCATACTGGCAAAGGCGAGCAATGAACAACTGGCGGCGATCTTCCAGAACGTGCGCGGACTGACGGGTTTGGCGGTTGCCCTGGAGCAGGCGGGGGGCGTGGCGGAGGATGTCGGCTACATCATGGAGTCCTCTGGGGCGGACCTGGAAGCCTACAGCAAGATGGCGGATACGGCCGCCAAGCAATTCGAGCGGTATCACGAGGCCATGAAAGACGTCCGCGTCACGATCGGCGAGGCGTTCGCTCCGGCGCTGGCACGCGGTTCCAAGGCGATGGCCGATTTCGTGAAGGACAATCAGCGGTTTCTGGAGAGATTGGCGAGTGACTTTGAAGAGGGCGCGGAGTTCACCGCCGGGGTGATTTGGGATGCGTTCGAGTTGATGGCGCAAGCGCCGGCGGCGTTCCTGGAGAAGCTGGAACAGGTCAAGAAGGCGCTGGATATTCTGCCGAGTTCGGCACGCATGCCGATCGTGGACCCCACAGACCCATTGGGCGGCAGTGCTCGGGGGGACTATGGCTGGGCTGACCAGATGATCCGCGATGCGGCGGCCGGTAATGCCGGCCCGGTTGACTTCGGCCCGTTGCTGAGTCGTGCCAACAAGCCGAACAAGCGAACGAAGCCCACCTTCACGCCGCCGGGGGGGCCTACGGTGGAAACCGGGATGCCCACCTACGGTCGACGGGTTCGGGAAGAGGGCCTGATTGGCGGCGAGGGGGCGGAGGAACTGTCCGAATCGACGCTGGACGCCCGCGACAAGGTGGACCGGCTCAATGCCGAACTGGTCAAGGAAATGCAGATCATCGGCCACCTGGAACACAGCCACGAGCGGGCGGCGAAGATGGTGGAATACGAGGCGGCGGTCATGGAGGCGTACGGCAACGGGACCGCTGAGGCGAGAGCCAGGCTGGCTGAGTACAACGAAGAACTGGATCGCCTGGAGAAGCGCAAGCGGCTGGTGGAGTTGGGGGAGCAGTTCGGCGATACGTGGGGGCGGGCCTTCGAGGATATCGCGGTGGGGGCGCAGGATGCCCGGCAGGCGCTGGATGCCCTGTGGAGGGATGTGGCCCGGATGATCCTCCGCCAGCAGATCACTGAGCCGTTGTCCAGGAGTATCAGCAGGGCGTTCGTGGACTACTTCGGTGGCACGCCGGCGGCGAGCGATGTGCCGATGGGGGCGGCGGACATCAGCTACCAGACGCCGGTGGCACATAGTGGGTGGCGGGTTGGAACAATGCCGCCTTCCGTGAGGGATGTTCCGTGGAGCGTGTTCGCTGGTGCTCCCCGGTTGCACAACGGTCTTCGGTGGGACGAGTACCCGGCGATCCTTCAGAAAGATGAAGTGGTCACTTCAGCCGCCGATGCACGCGCCGGTCGCAACGTGACCCTGCCGCAGCCGGTGTTCAACATCCAGAACCAGTCGTCCGCCCAGGTGGAGGCGCAGCAGACGGGGGTGCAGTTCGACGGCCGGCGGATGATCGTGGGCATGGTGCTCAAGGACAAGCGCAAC